AATCAAGGAGTGGATTTAACCATCAATACGGATGCTACTACCACCCCAGATGCACCTGCTCCGACTAATTCACTGTTAGGTCAAGCACAAGCATTGTATGCTAGAACAGTTTCCACTGCTGTTTCAAATGGGTTAAATTCTTCAGATTATCTAAAAACCTTGCCATCTACCACTCCTATACCGCCAGAAGCACAGGCTTCGAGTTCACCAGATTCGGCGCTGTCCGCTGCTGAAAGATTAGCCCGGGGAACCGTGACTGGTAGCATTGATGCAGCCGGTAGCATTAATACGGCCGGTAGCGCCCCTTAACGTAGGAAATTTAATGATCACAGAACAACAAGTCACTGCCATGTTAGCACAACAAGCCAAAACAGTTGATATCTATCCGGCGTTTGATGAAAATAACGTGCTCCTACCAGGCTGGCAGTATAATCTTGATGGCTTTGCTGTGTACACAGGTACCGAACTAGGTATCAGGGGCATAGGTTTATATGGTCAGAGCGTAAACAGTTTAATTTTAACTGGCTATCTACTGCCGGCCACAGCTAACTTGATTCTGGATCCTAGCTTGGTTTCGGTGGTATTGAGCAGTCCTGCTGTGTGGTCTGGATTAAATGGGATTACCAATCTCATTGATTATCTCAGCAATGCCGATTTGCAAAATCAAGCCCAAATAAATTTGATGATTGGTGCATATCAAGGATTGGTAGATGCAGGCGTTTTCACAGGTAACCAGACTGCAAAGTTTGAAGCCACATTCTTACAACCGGCTGCTCACTACGGAGTCGACACTGTGATTGCTTGGATTGCTGGTAGGCTAGATACAAACACAGCAAACTTACTGAGCATAAGCGCACGCCAGGGGCAATATGCGATTGATTTTATGGCCAACAACACTACTGCTATCAGCTCTATACCTTCACCACTGGGAGTAACAGGCACCACGATCCGTGATGCAGTAGATCAAGCAGTGACTGAGGTAATTGGAAATGAAAAAATACCTGCGATAGATTTTGGTGGCGCTGCCGCTACCACTATTACTACTGTTACCATCCCAGATGGCACTAACGAAGACGGTGTATTCCGGTTTGCGCCCGGCAAGCCAACGGCTTAAATACACTACTATGCCCACATTCATTGGTTTTAACACGCAAAATCAGTCTAAAAAGTTCACGCTAATTGACGCACCGTTGGTCAAGCGTGATCTGTTAAATGCATTCAACATACGCCAGGGACAGATACCAGGGCGCCCACAGTACGGTACTGCACTATGGGATAATCTATTTGAAAATCAAACTTCAGAAACCAACAACAGTATCTTGGCGGAGATACAGCGTGTTGCCGGGGGTGATCCACGCTTACAACTCGGACAAGTGCAGGTATTCAATCAACAGAATGGAATACTGATACAGTTGGAGGTGGTTATATTACCTAGCACTACGGCCCAACAGCTCAGCATCTTTTTTGATCAACAAACCCGCAATGCCAGCTATGTATAACTGAGCCGTTTTCCGCAGCCATAAATACAAGAACAACGGACGATCATGGCCAAGACTACACGACAAACTGCTATATTTGGGGTTGAAGATTGGAAACGAATCTATCAAACCTATCGCGAAGCCGACTTCCAGAGCTACGACTTTGAAACCCTACGAAAGAGTTTTGTAGATTATCTTCGCCTATACTACCCCGAAACGTTCAACGACTACATTGAGAGTTCAGAATTTATCGCCCTGTTGGACGTCATGGCGTTCATGGGACAGGCACTGGCATTCCGTACCGATTTAAACACACGCGAAAACTATATTGACACAGCCGAGCGTCGTGATTCGGTGGTGCGATTGGCCAACTTAGTGAGCTACACACCTAAACGCAACGTCGCAGCAGCAGGCTTGCTCAAAGTTTTTAGCATCCAAACCACAGAAAACGTCACCGACTACAATGATATAAAGCTCAGCAATGTCACAGTGAACTGGGCCGAACCGACTAATGCAAACTGGCAAGATCACTTTACGGCCATAATCAATGCTGCACTGGTCAATAGCCAGCGTGTGGGACAGCCCGGAGCTCGACAGACCATATTAGGTGTAGATACCGCAGAATATAGTATCAACCTAGTGCCTGGTTATTTGCCAGTGGTGCCTTATACTGCCACAGTGGATGGTATCAGCATGCCATTCGAAGCAGTCAATGCTAGCATAGCCGGCAAATCATATGTGTATGAGCCCAGCCCCCAAAGTAACAGTGCCTTCAACATCTTGTTTCGTAATGATCAATTGGGATTCAGCAGTGCTGACACTGGATACTTTTTCTATTTCAAACAAGGTGTGCTGCAAAATCAAGATTTTAATTTAGCAGACCGTGTGAGTAATCGTGCAGTAAACATCAACATTGAAGGGGTGAACAACACCGATCGTTGGTTATACCAATTAGATAATGTAGGCACCATTTCCAGTGAGTGGCAGTATGTAGAAAGCGTGTACGCTGCCGCGGCAGAACGCAGCGCCGTTAATCTACGAAAAGTGTTCAGTGTGAGTTCTCGCAGCAATGACCAGATCACTTTAAATTTTGGTGATGGTGTGTTTAGCGCCATTCCTGTGGGCCAGTTCCGTTGTTATGTGCGCGCCTCAAACGGATTGCAGTATATCATCAACCCTGAAGAAATGCAGGCAGTGATCATTCCTATCAGTTACATTGATCGCACCGGTAATCTGCAGACTATCACATTCACTTGTGGCATCACTACACCCGTAAGCAATGCCCAGGCACGTGAAACTATATCAGATATCAAGCAACGAGCACCAGCACGTTACTACACACAAAACAGGATGGTCAACGGCGAAGATTACAACAACTTTCCGTTCACAGCCTATAACTCAATCATCAAGAGCAAAGCCTTGAATCGTGCTAGCATTGGAACTAGCCGTTATCTCGAGTTAGTGGATAACACTGGCAAATATGCTAGTACCAATACGTTTGGCAGTGATGGTGCTCTGTACGAAAACTATAGCCTACCTAGTTTCATCTTTTCTTATAACACCACAAATGAAATCGCCGATACGATAGTCAATCAGGTACAGCCTAAATTAGTAGCCGGGCAGGCTCAACAGTTCTACTATGCTAGATTTCCCAGGCCTGATCTTGAGGTCAACTTAGTGAGCTGGCATTTTAGCACCACAGTGACCAATGCTACCTCGGGTTATTTTCAAAATATATCATCTCTAGCTCCAGTGGCCATTGGTAGTTACAACAGCAGTAACCTCAAATATGTCAAGGTCGGTGCCTTGGTCAAATTTGTCCCGCCTACAGGTTATTTCTTTGATTCTGACAATCGTCTCAAACCAGGCGTACCCACACGCCCTGATGAAAAATTATTGATCTGGGCAAGCCCTATACGGGTCATTGGAGATGGCACTAACAATGGTGTAGGTAACTTAGCCAATGGTTCAGGACCTGTTACTCTTAACAATTATGTGCCGACGGGAGCCATTGCGGCACAAGTGATTCCAATCTTTGTCACAGATCTGCCTTCTAGTTTTGAAACGCAGATGATTGACCAAATACTATTACATCGAAACTTTGGTATTGGTTACGACAGCCTAGGACTGATCACTGGTACACCTGGCACATGGTATCTCATAAACAGCACCAACATCGACGTGAATGCTGAGTGGAGCCAAGCCTATGCTGGCGACACTACCGGAGCCGGGCTTGATGCCAGTTGGTTTGTGCAGTTTGTCACGGACGGTCGTTCCTACACAGTGACAACTCGGGCGTTGGATTATTTCTTTGGCAGCGTGTTAAGAACACGTTTCTTCTTCTATGATGGTCAACAGATTTATGATAGTCGCACAGGCACGGTGATTCGTGACTTTGTCAATGTGCTTAAAACCAATAGCCGTCCCGATAGCGCATTGCCCTTAGCCGGCGATACTAAATTACGCATCACAGGACAACCGGTACAGAGCGATGGATATGTAGATGATTTCCAAGTGCTAGTATCGTTCCAAGACAGCGATTTAGATGGTGTGCCAGATAATCCTGATTTCTTTAATGAAATCGTGGCTCCTGATGTAAACGCCAATCTCAAATTGGTGTTCTTGCAGAAAACCGTGGACTTCGATAATCTTGAACGCTATCTGTTGGTAGATTCAGGTGTGGTTAATTCAGATTATGCTACCATGGATGATATTGAATTAGTTAAACAAGAGTATGTAGCAGGACAGATTTTCTATGCATACACCTCTCAACTATTTTACACTTTGGTAGTAGATCCTGTAACAGGTGTGCGCAGCTTAACTTTGCGCGATGATTTTATCGCCCGGACAGGTCGTCAAGATCTCTACTTCCAATACAGACACAATAGTCCATTGACTTCGCGCATTGATCCAGGTACTACCAACATTATCGACGTGTATGTGGTCACGCAGGAATATTACACGGCCTACACTAACTATATCCAGGATGTTACCGGCACAGTGCCAGAGCCAACGATTCCTACCATAGATGAACTTACCACGGCTTATTCAGGTCTCCAGGATTATAAGATGTTGAGCGATACCATGATTCTAAATGCTGTAGATTTCCAACCTTTGTTTGGAGCCAAAGCCGATGAGGAACTCCGTGCCACTATCAAGGTAATCCGTGCTGCTAATAGTGTAGCTAGCGTGAGTGAGATTAAGAATCTTGTGATACAAAATCTAAACAACTATTTCAGCATTGACAATTGGGACTTTGGAGATACGTTCTACTTCTCAGAACTAGCTGCTTATCTCCATGCTGAGATGGGAGGTATCATTAGTTCAGTAGTATTAGTACCATTGAATCCGCAAAAGAGTTTTGGTGACTTGTACGAGATACGTTCAGCTCCTAACCAAATCTTTGTGAATGCAGCCAACGTAAATAACATAGAAGTGATAACAGCCTTGACTAGTACAAATCTACGAACAGCACCCGGAAGTGGAGTGATTTAATATGGCAAGAACACGCACAGTTGATTTTCTGCCAGAAATTTTTCAAACTACTACCAATCAACAATTCTTAGCAGCCACTTTGGATCAATTGGTCCAAGAGCCTTCGATGAAGAAGATACAAGGCTTTGTGGGACGCAGAGTCGGTGCCGGAGTAAATGCCGACGACCGTTATGTAGCAGAAACTTCGGCTGTGCGTCAGGATTATCAGTTAGAGCCAGGGGTCACATTCCTTGAACCTGACACCAATACAGTAAACGATGCTATCACTTATCCTGGTATCACAGATGCATTGGATCTCCAGGGTGCTATAACCACTCGTCAAGATCGTTTGTATACCAGTGATTATTACACATGGGATCCATTTGTTGATTTTGATAAGTTTGTGAACTTCAGCCAGTACTACTGGTTGCCAAACGGGCCCGAAGTAGTAGATGTGTTCTCGGGCAACGTACCTCTCACGGACAATTTTGTTGTCACTCGCGCCAATGGCTCATACACCTTTAGTGGAGTGAATGGTAGCAATCCAAACTTGACCTTGGTACGGCAGGGCAACTACACCTTCCAAGTGGCACAGAATGAAACAGAAACGGTAAACTTCCGTGTACAGAACAGGAACAATACTGCCTTCGTTATTGACTATCAACCCAATCCTACACTAACATTGGTTCGCGGAAACACTTATGTTTTCACCATGAACCAGACCGGTGTATATCCATTCTATATCAAGACCTTGCCTACCTTAGGCACCACTAATTTGTATAACACAGGTGTGACCAATAACGGTGCAGCCATTGGTACCCTTACTTTTGTGGTACCCCAGGACGCTCCCGATATCTTATATTATGCCACAGTAATAGAGAGTCAGATGCGGGGGCAGATCAATATCATTGATGCCACGCCTGGCACCGGTCCAGGTTTCTGGATTCAAACCAATCCAGGGGTAAATGGCCGACTACCATTTGCACCCAACATCAGTAGCAGAGATGTATTAGGCGTGAGCAACAACGGCGAAGATCTTGGCACAG